ACTGATTTTCCTTATGGTAATAATACAGAATATGGTAACTACGAAGATACTGAAGATAACCTGAGATTACTTGTAAATGATACTATGCCCTTAATAATAGACAAGTCTGATAGAGCCTTAATAACGTGTGGTGTCGCAAACATAGGGTTATATCCTAAGCCTGATTGGATATTATCGTGGGTTACGCCCGCCGGTAGTGGTAGCGGTAAGTGGGGATTCTGTTGTTGGCAACCTATACTAGCTTATGGCAAAGACCCTTACTTACAAGCTGGCAAGGGTAGACGACCTGATATATTCATTAAAACAGAGTTATCAGCCGACAGTAAACATCCTTGCAGTAAACCGATAGACATATGGCGGATGATATTATTGCGTGGGTCAATCAACACAGACGATATTATACTAGACCCTTTTCTGGGAAGCGGGACAACACTAAGGGCTTGCCTTGATACTAACAGAAAGTGTATTGGTATTGAAGTATCGGAGAAGTATTGTGAGATTGCCGCTAACCGATGTAGTCAAACAGTGATGAAACTATGAATATAGGGGGATAAGTTATAGTGGCAACTTTCTGCGGTATTATAAGAATAGAATCAAGTATCTATTGGATAGGATATATTTACAATTATGGTTTTATCTTAATCTGCCTAAATTAAAGATATTGCAACGTATTGCACAATGTAGGAGATGATAATGGATGATGTAGCATATATAGCAGGTGTTGAAGTAGGTATTGATATGGGGCGCAGGGAAGTTATTAACTGGCTGGAAACGCAAGGTGATTTCGAGGGTTACTTATCAGGTTACTTGGAGGTATCGTTAGTAACATTAAAAGCTAAACTAGTTGAATGGGGCATAGAAGAGAATTAAGTGTCTAAGAGTATAGATTTAAGTAAACTATATAAACCACACCCCAGACAGGTGTTAAAGTTGTTATTCTAAGGTTAGCCCCCAACAGTAAAGGCTAAAAGGAGAGAGATGGAAAGCCAATTAAGAGACACATTGCATGACTTATTTTTGGAGTATTCTGAAGAAGAACAGATAGAGCAACTTGATAAGGCTTTGAGGTTAGCTGGATATGAAACTCCTGAATCTTGTAAGAAATGTCAGCAACGGCAAATGGATAATGAAAAGATACTAATCCGTGAGGCTGCTTTTGATGAAGCTCAGCTTAGAGATGAAGTAGAATATTGGAAGCAAAAGGATTATCAGATTGACTAACCCCTAATCTATAACGGCAGGAGATGAAAGAAAAATACTTTTCTCTTGAGCCTACGCCCACTTGACAGCCCACGATTGGGCTATGGTATAATTGGAATAGGCAAGTGGTGTTGGCTGAAGCACCACGAATTAGACAAGTAGAAGGAGGAACATGACACAAGACGGAATCATTAGTCGGTCAGAGCAAGCTGTGTCTAGTGGGCTTAGTGCCATACTGGAAATCGAAGGCAATCTTGAGCCACTCAAGAGAGTCCCTGGCAAGAAGTTTGACACCGACCCAGAGGACAAGGTTGTAAAAGACCAAGTTGAAGTGAAGCTCACCGATGCCATCATTCGAGAAATGGAGGGCAGCCAACCAGAGCCAGAACTCAAAGACGACGAGTGGCGAACTTGGTATCCTTATGCTCTCCCTGGACACAACGAGCCAAGTAAGCAGTCGAAGTTCACGAGGGTCTTTGCGAAATCCGCAGAGAAACTGTGGGCGGACAGGAAAGAAACAGACAAGGGCTGGCGAGACCTCGTAGGTACTAGAGTTGTCTTGAGGAAACAGCCGCTCAAGTACAAGATAGAAGGCGAGACCATCGAGACCTTTGCTTACGGGTTCATCGAAGGAGACGAGCAGCCACAAGATATTGATGCTCATGTAGCAGGACTCATTGAGGGCAAGGACAAAGCTACTGCCCTACGAGCAGTAATGATGGACTCAAAAGCCAAGCGAGACCCGAAGTACAAGGAAGCTATCAAGCTAGGGCAGGACATAGCAGGACTTACCTTAGTCGATGGGGCTTATGTAAAAGCCGAGGAATAACTATGGCTGCCATTCGCTACTTTTGCCCACATTGTAATCAGTGGTTCACGTTCAAAAGTAACCGTGGATGCAGAAAGCATCATGTGAAGTGCTTGCTGGAACGATTGGAGGCAATATATGAAAGACATGGAAGAGTGGGTTCAGGCTAGAGCCGAGTTGATTGCCCAAGAACTTTACGACAAGGACTTCTATGAACTCAGCGACGAGGCGCAGATAGAAGTTTGGGAGCAAGCCGAAGCTGATTGGGCAGACTACTATGCGGGTATGATTGATGCTGCCTGCGACAAATATCGTGAGGAGTGGATGATAGGAGACAGATGAAAATAAGCAAAGACCCCGAAGCCAAAGCCGAAATCCTGCGCCGCATGAAAGAGGCAGACTTTCAAGATAGGACAGGTGTGCATCAATCAGATTTAGTCTTCTGCATAAATAAAGCCTACTTGTATAAAGTAGAACCAGTCGAGCCGAAGGAATCTGATATTCTCCGTTGGGGCAGAGGCGTAGCGAGTCAGAGATACTTGACTAGAAGTCTGTATGACGAGCCAACAGTTGAGGTCGATGGGATTCAGGTGACTCCTGATGCTTTGTGGACGGATGGCAACCCCTGGGAGTGTAAGGATACTGACGCCTCTTCAAACAAGCAGATAACCGACAGCCCACACTACCTGCATCAGATTATGAATCAGTGTAAAGTCTTGGGCAAGACCACCGCTAGAATTAGTCTACTCCACAACATGGGAAATTGGAAGTGGGTCTACAGACCCAAAGACCCTATGAAGATTCAGGCTCTCGTTGATGAGTATGGCGAGGATTGGGCCGCCCATCCGACTCTATCGGTTTACAAGTTCGAGTTTATGCAAGAGGAAATCGATGAGAACTGGAAGCAGATGAAAGCTCGGCGAGACTTGTACTTGAAGATTCACGAGACTGGTAAGCTCCTACTCAAGCCGTTGGCTTTGATGTCAGGAAGCGAATGGGAGTGTGGGTGGTGTGACTACCGAGAAAAGTGCGAAGGAGCCTAAATTGGAATTTATCTTGATTCTCCTACTGGCTATAGCTGCTGGAGCAGTTTGGGCAATCAATGAACATAACAAACCAAGAAAAGGAGGAGGAAGGAGACCATGAAAAGACGACTAGGATGGGGAAATAAGTGACAGAAGAACGAATACTGCTGCCTATAATATTTACTGTGATTGCGCCACTCAAAGGAGGAAAAGATGTACAATAAAGAAGCAATAGAGGCAATTGAAGACCTGGTTAGAGACATTGAACAACAAGCAGATTTAGACATGGAAGAAGCCGCTAAAAGGAGGCTGCCTATTTCGGGTATAGCAATTTCAACCATGTTGAGTGTTTCCTCGCTAGAAAAACTGAAGAATAGGTTTAAGGGAGAAGCCGTAGAATATGAAGATAGACCGAAGCCAAAGTTAATGTCCCTTTCTAAGAAGGCTCTTAAACGAGCAGAAAAAGTAGGCAATCCATATCGAGGAGTTAAAGGGTTCAATGAAATGGATACAATCTCTTTGGTAAGTCGTGCGGATGCTTTCGCTCAAGGGCGGTGGTTCCAAAGACAAATAGACTTACTAGAGATTAAGGCACTTAGGCAGCGAGTGTTACTTGAAGGAAAATTATGGTAGAAGAACGTATATTATTACCTATCATTTTTACAGTCATAGCTCCTCCAAAGGTAGGCAAGACTCATTTCTCAATGACACTACCTGAAAGAGTCATTATCTATAGCTTTGACTTAGGAGCACAAATAGTCCGAGTCAGGCCAGAGTTTAAGAACAAGGACATCATAATCAAGGAATATCCCCTGCCTATCATGGACTCGGTGCAGGCTCGTGGGCAGCAGCAAGAGGTCAAGGCAGTCTGGGACAAGTTCAACAAAGACTTCCAGAAAGATGTCTCTGACCCAGAGGTAAAAACGCTGGTGATAGACACGGGGACTCATCTGTACGAGATTGCTCGAATCGCCAGAGCCGCCGAGCTTGGTCAGGCTAATATACTCCAGCATCAATATGGCGAGGTATATGCCCGAATCCGAGCCTTAATCCAACAAGCGAGGCTCATGGGCAAGAGCTTGGTCATAACTCATCACGTCAGGGACGAGTATGTAGACGACAAGAAAACAGGTAGTCTCGAAATGGACGGCTGCAAGATTATCCCTGGGGAAGTCGACGTCGTGATGTGGCTCAAGAAAACTGAAATAAAGGAGGGCAAGAGTAAACAGATAGTGACAATCGGAACGATAACAGACAGTCGGTGGCGAGAGATTGAGGGGCTTGAGATGGAAGACCCGAATTACTCAGACATTCTTGCCGCCTTGGGAATTTAAGGAGGTGAAATGGGAATAACAGTAGAAGATATACAAACTGTCCTTGACAATGGACTACCATGTAATATAGAGTGTCCCCATTGTGAGTTAACTATAGAAGAGGCCATATCGTATGCAGATACTGTAGTCGTAGCTCATAAGATTTTTGAGTTAGTCCAGGAGCTAGGGATATAAGACGAAGGAGAAACAAAATGAAAATTGAAAGAGAACTATTACTGCCCAATGTGAGGATTCGCTCAGGCAATGTCGGCGGGTCAGGAACTGTCTTGTATAGTGCTGCCAATGGTAACGGTGGGCACTCGACCTACATCTTGACTAACCATCACGTCGTAGAGAACAACATTGAAGTCCAGAAGAAATGGTCGCCGCTGCTCAAGAAGAAGGTCGACATAGACATACTCGGAACTGTGGAGACTCACTTCTTTAAGTGGCAGTATTCGTCAAGGGCAATCGGAGCGACTGAAATCTTAGCAGATATTATGACCTATGATGTCGAAGAAGACCTTGCCTTAGTAAAAATCAGGGACGAAGACCTTGCTCCTGGAGTAGCAAAGCTGTTCAAGCGAGGCGAAGAGAAAAACCTGAGACTCGGAGAACCTCTGTTAGCCATTGGTGCAGGCATGGGTGAGGCTCCAGTGGTAACGCAAGGCATCCTCTCACAGTTTGGGCGAGAAATAGAAAATCGAGAGTTCTGGTTATCAACGGCTCCGACTATCTTCGGCAACTCTGGTGGAGCAGTCTACCTATCTGAAACCAGCGAGTTCCTTGGAGTGCCCGCTCGAATAGCCGTGATAGCTTCATTCTTTGGCGGCGATGCTATAACCCATTTGAGCTACTTCATTCCAATTACACGAGTTTATAAGTTTCTTGAAGACCAAATGTTCAGGTTCGTTTATGACCCCGACTTTACGGAGGAAGGCGAAGCAAAGGCAAGAGAAGAGGCTCGCAAGAAGGAAGAGCAGAAACTTGTGGGCAAAGACGAAGAGGGAGAGGAGAAGAAGAAAGGTGCAAGAAAGTAAGTACTGTCCGATTTGTAAAGCAAACCTTACCAGAAAAGCGGGGCGGATACAATATTGTCCAATTTGCATGGTTTATTTTAACTTGCAGATTCATGCTTTTGACATTGATAGTCCCTTGCTGAAGAAAGAGGATTAGTGGATAAACGACTAGAGGAACTCTCTAAGCAAATAGAACTATGTACTCGTTGTCCTTTAAGACAAAATTCAACCGCACCTGTCCCAGGAATTGGGGAGGGCAGACGCTACCTTGTCCTAGGGGAAGCCTGTGGAGCGCAAGAAGACAAAGCAGGCATACCCTTTATCGGTCTGTCGGGTAAGAGGCTTAACCAGTTGCTTGAGTTGGCGGGCATAAACTTGAAGGACTGTTTTATAACCAATGTCTGCAAGTGCCTCCCGCCTAAAGTGTCGGGCAAGCGGCGTGCTCCAAGAAAGGCGGAGAGGTTAAGTTGTTACGGATGGCTGCAACAAGAGTTATCTATAATAAAACCTACCTATATCATTGCTCTAGGAGCGACTCCTGCTTCTTTGTTCACGGACTACGGAATATCTCAAATTCATGGCACGATGGCGCAGACAGAAATTCCGTTGGCGGATGAGCAGACCCATAAATGCACCGTCATCTTCCATTACCACCCCGCTGCAAGTCTCCACCAGCCACGACTACTCGCCGTCATGCTAGACGATTGGGAAAATATGCCTGAAGTAGTGCCCCATGACTACACAGTTACTGCCCCAAGTATAGTTAAATCCTCTGCCTCTATGATTGCCCTTGACACCGAGACAGACAACAAAGGTGGCGTAGGGCAATGGTCAATCGCATACCGCAACTCAAAGGGGCAACTAGAAGTCCAGAGTGCTTACGGGCAGACCAAGATAATTTACCCAGACGAGCAGAAAGTATGCTTTCATAACGCCCGTTACGACATCAGAGAATTAGAGCGAAACAAGTTTGCCACCCCGAAGCCAGAGAATGTACTAGACACAATGGTCATGAGTTATGTTCTTGGGTTCGGTAGGCAAAAGCCCGAAGACACAGGCAAAGTAGGCGACAATATGGTCGGGGGCTTGGGGCTAAAGTATCTTGCCCGACGGCACTTAGGCATGGAGATGAAGACTTGGCAAGAGGTTCATGAAAGACCAGACCTTGTGCCAGAGTACAATGCCAATGACTCCGTCGCCACCCTGTTACTCGCTGAGAAGTGGATTCCTCAGTTGCCTCAGCACTTTTGGGATATAGATATGCCCTTGCTAGATGTTTTGATGAAGATGGAGGACAGGGGGATAAAAGTAGACCCCGACTTCATCAAGAAATATGCCGAAGAAATAGATGTTCATCTGGATGAGGTCAAGAAGGAACTCGGCGACTTGAATCCATACGCTACAGAGCAGGTGGCAGACTACATTTATGGTACTCTAGGCTATCCCGTGACCCAGAAGACCTCGACAGGAAAACCACAGGTCACGAAGGAAATCCTTGAGACTATCGACGACCCGATTGTTCGGCGGATTCTGGAATACAAGGGTTTCTATCAAGAGAAAAAAACCTACATCTCGAATTATGTCAAGGGCATGGACTTGGACGGCAGGGTTCATTGCGAGTTCAAGCAGACCTCGACCTCTACGGGTAGGCTCTCAGCGGCGAGGCCTAACTTGCAAAACGTGGTCAAGGAAAAGACCGACAAATCCAAGAGCCGAATCCGAGACCTATTCATTGCCCCAAAGGGGATGCTTTTGGTTCGTGTTGACTGGCAGCAGCTTGAATTGCGAGTATTCGCTGCCCTGACGCAAGACGAACACATGCTCAAGGCTCTGCTAGGCGGCGAGGACATACACCAGATAACCGCCGATATGCTTGGAGTCAGCCGAGACGATGCGAAGATTAACAACTTCTTGACCTTGTATGGCGGGACTCCTTGGGCAATCAGCCGAGAGTTTCATATTCCGATTGACAAAGCCAAGAGGTTCCAGAAGGACTACTACGAGAAATTTCCAGGCGTCAAGAAGTATATGGCACAGCAGCGAGAACTGGCAGAGACCGAAAAGAAGGTTTACAATCACTACGGCAGAGTTTGTCGGCTCGATGGCATGTTCTCAGACGAGTGGAAGGTTCGAGAGGATGCTATCAGGCTCGGAATTAACATGCCCATTCAGGGAACGGCGGGGGAGGTTGTCAAGAGGGCAATGATTGACCTCCACTACCAACACTCGGCCCCACTACTAATCAATATCCACGACGAGTTGCTTTTTGAAATCCCAGAACGTGATGCCAAGGACTATGCTTTGTGGCTAAAAGAGTATCTGCCCGCCTTGACGACCATTAACGATATAAACTTTCCAGTGGATGCTAGTGTAGGCAAGACATGGCTAGAGGCAAGCAAGAAGGAGGCCAAGATATGAAACAAAGTTTAACTCCACGAGATGTTGTCGACGGAGAATTTGTTTGCTCCAAGTGTGACAAAGACCTCATGGTGCCAAGCCAAGACGGAAACATTCCCGTCGTCGGTATCATGGTTGGGGCAGATATTCTTGAGTCTGGAGAAGCAGATAGAGATGAAGCGACAAGGGCAGGGCTGGAGCTTCAGTTTGGCCGATACGATGTGGGGCATTATTTGTTCTGCATGGAGTGTATATTGAAGGCTCTGTCGAGGGATAATTTACCGTTCTAGAGAAGAGAAGTGAATGAGTGAAAAGGTTAACCTCGTGAAATGCCAAATATGTGATAAAGTTTGTGATGGCGTTGCTGCTCTTACCCATTGGAAATGCACGGGGCACAATCTCTGGACAATAATCCTTCCTAAAAAGAGTAGAGCAATGAAATGGAACTAAAACAATTTTGTAAAAGTTGATAGGAGAAATAATTTGCCGATACCTAAAGGAAAAGAACAAGAGTTCTGCCAAGAGTGGGACTCAGCCAGCCACCAAGAGAAACTGAGACTAGCAGAAAAGTATGGAGTTTCCTACGACACGGCGAGGCATTGGAGAAGTGATTGTCGAGAAGTGCCTACGGTGGAGCTTGAACCTAAGATGCAAATGACCGTCGAGGAGATTCTTGGGCATCGTCCTGCAATCAACCTTGACTTCGTGAGCTTCGACCTTGAGACATCAAATCTCAATGCCGACTTCTCGGTGATTATGTCGGCGGCGATTAAACCATTCGGGCAAGAGGCAATCGTGTTTCGAGCAGACAACTATCCCGCTTGGGGCAAAGGCAGACGCAAGGACGATTCAGGAATCGTGCGAGATATTAGAGACGAATTAGGGAAACATGCTATAGTCATTACTCACTATGGCTCTGATGGTAGGTTTGACCTGCCCTTCTTGTATGCCAAGATGGTCAAGTATGGAATCCCTGTCTTGCCTACTATGTTTGGGATAGACTCATGGAAGATTGCCCGTGCGAAATTCAAGATTTCTAGTCGGCGGCTGGCGAATCTAGGACACTTCTTTGACATAGGAGAGAAATCAGGAGTTGACCCGAACTTGTGGATGGAAGCGGTCTATGATGGCTCCACTGAGGCTCTCGACAAGATTGTGGAGCATAATATCATAGACGTAGAAGTGCTGGAGAAACTTGCATGTTTGTCGTTTCCATATATCAAATCGATTCCAAGACTTTAACAAATATGATATACGAAACTAAAGCACGTTCCATCCTAAAGGCAATATCATTCAGAATAATTGAAGTATCAGTAGACACATGGATATTGTCTTACTTTGTAGAAACCCGCATAGCAGTAGGATTAGCGATAGCGTTAGAGGGGACTTGTCTCATGCTTCATTATGGATTTGAAAGAGTCTGGAATCGATTTAACTACGGGAGGATAATCAAGTAAAAGAAATGATATTTAATTCTGAACACAAAGTTATCGTAGATACTCTGGATGAATCTGAAGCAAGGGCTTTTATTAAGTTCCTAAGGTCAGAAATCCTCCGACACCAAGACGACATCGAGCACGCCGAAGATTTAATTAAACTGGTGAGGTTCACTAAGAGTGTTTGATTTATTTATTGGCTGGTTGGGAGTCAGTTTTGGTTTGCTGGTTGCTCCCGCTCAACTGTGGAAAATATTGAAGACGGGGAAGGTCAATGGCATTTCAAAGATGACATACATATTTCTTTGTCTTGCTTTGGTATGTTATCTCGTTCATGCTATTAACATAAGAGATGCAGTGTTTATTACTGCTCAATCAATAAATATTATTGTAAACTTTGTTGTTTTGGTTTTGTTGTTCAAGAAAGGCTCCGATGGAGGATAATAACTTTGGGTTTCTTTGGCTTGAAGACGCAGATTACAAAAAGGCTCTTGGGCAGTTCCGTATGGGCGTAGCTGCTCAACTGCGAGTCTTTGATTGTTATGGGTTAGGAATCTTCATCCGACCCGTGATTGGGGCTATCGTGGAGTTGGCTGAAGACTTTGGTATGAGGGTTCGGGGGGATGATAGACCCATTGATTCAAAACATAAACCTCTACCGAGACCGACGGAGTAAAGGAGAATCAACCCCAAGAAGCATTGTTGTGGCTTACATGACCTGCTTCTTGGGGTGGGCAAAACAATGAACAAACGAGAATTACTGAAACGACTTAGTAGCCAAGAGTTTAAGTTTCAAATGCGAAGATATGCCTCCGAGGTTGCTTTTACTTACAAGGGGTTGGTTGTAGACCCCGATAGGTTCGAGACAGACTTTACCTTTGGAGAGGGCGGACAGGTTCTAATCAAGCTCTTGCTCGACGTGGTGACTAAGGAACAAACCATTGAAGAGTTGCCCGATGGACTCTGGCAACATTTCAAGCAATGCTTGTACGCCAAACTGCCGACATTTATCGCACGAAGAGTCAATCGCTGGTGTCCCATTAAGACTCGTTGGCTCTCGGCGATGCACTTGTTCCCCGAACTCCATGTTCCAGAAGAAGTCTTGGGCAGAGAGTTCGTGACGCTGAGGACGATTGACCCATTCGAGCTACAAGATGCCCTAGAAAGACAAGAGGAGGAAGAAAATGTTTGAGTGGCTAACAAAATTATTTGTGGTCTTCAAAGGAGGCAGTCCATCGGGCAATATGCCCTCGCCTCGATATGATTTGGAGGATTATATATTGGAAGGCTGCCCAAAAACCACAGTCCAAAACACAAACTCGATGGAGCCGCTAATAGACATTGGTCACACAGTTTTGTTGCAGGAGCCAAAACCATACCCTAACACGGGAGACATAATAATCTGGTCTGGCGACAGAGGCGATATTATTCACTCGATTGTTACTTTTGGAGTAGACAAAGATGGTTGGTACTGCAAGACTCAAGGATTAAACTTGTATCAAGAAGACCCAGAGAAGATAAGATTCAAGGACATCAAATGGTTAGTCGTTGGTGTCTTGTGGACAAACAGATACTCGAATTATATTCCACCAGTAGGAGATTAAAGGAGGAAAGATGATAAAAGTAAAAGTTCAAGACGACCCAGAGATTGCAGGAACTAGCGTTTGGATTTATGATGTTGCTCCAGATGGAAGCATTACTGTGGTCTGTCCAGTCGATTTGACTATACGTAAAGAATATAAACCTAGTAACTTATCTTTGGAGCCTACTTTGCGTTTCTCACGAGCAGAAGGGCATGATTTTCTTCAGGGATTGGCTCAAGCATTAGTTGCTAATGGATATAGACCAGATGAGCTTAAATCCACTGACAAACAGATAGAAGCCACTAAGTATCACCTTGAAGATATGAGAAGACTCGTTTTCAATAAGGAGGAGAAATGAACAAATCAATCACCCGCAGGATTCTGGCCTTGGCTATAGGGCTACCCTATGTAGCTGTCGCTGCTTACTTGGCAGTAATGGGTAGCATGGAGGCCTTTGTAGCCTTTGGAGTCTTAGCGACAACGGTTATTGGTTTTTACTTTGGAACCAAAGCAACTTCAACATAAAGCGACTTGAGCCGAGGGGCAGAACAACTCTGCAAACCAAGACGGTGAAGTGACCGTAGGGTATGAAGCCTGTAGGGAAGGTAAGAGCTTCTAAAAGAGTATCGGTTGCTTGGGAGGAGTGCCTTCAAGGTGATTGTGTAGGCTCAAGACAGTGGGGCGAAAACGAGCAGCGGAGAAGCTCACGAACCGTTGGCGAAAAGAGCATGAAGGCGTTGGGTAGCTTAGTAGTAATATTAAGCGTATGGGTCGCAACCATATTTCATTCCCCATGTAAAGTCCCTTCAGTTCTGGGTGGAACTAGACACCTGCCCCGCAGGATGGTGAGGTATTGAGTCGGGAACTCGTTCAAATGGTATACCCTATCCAGCCTTACCGTCCGGCAAATAAAAAACCCCGAAAGTCTTATTTAACTTTTTGGGGTTTTTGTTTAATAACTAAAATCTTATTTAACTTTTGTTTCTTAAAAGAGCCCTTGTAGCCTCGCTAACCACGACAAGACTACTGCCCAAATAACAAAGAAGACCGTAGTGATTCCCTTACGCCAAGCAGAATTGGCTGCTACTTCTTTCCTCATGTCGGGCAGGCACAAAGTCCGCTCGTCTATTCGTATAAGCAGTTCGTCTCGTTCTCTTGGTGATA